AGACCTTCGTTCACCACGAGGTTGTGTGACTGTTCTTCCCACTTCAGCTTGCCGTCTTTGTCAAAGCATTGAAGGGTAAAGACACCGCCACCGTTAGCGGTTTCAACTGGGCCAGCGTTACGAACAACCGCGCAAGTCACGGCGTCTGCTGATTTAGATTTTTCGATGGTAGCCATGTGTGCTCCTATTAAGAAATGCGAATGATCGCTGCTGTATCGGTAGCAGCGGGGAACTGCACCGTGAAAGTTGTGGTTGATGTTTTGTCGCCGCCAAAGTCCAGCACACAAACGCTTGGGTTACCAGAACCCGACTTGTAGATCAGTGCACCACGGGCAGTCAGCGCAGAAGTCCATGTGACGTTTGCAAACGACAAGTACACCGTGGCGTTGCCTGTTTGGTTACCGATTGTAGGTGTCTGCGTAACAGTAAGCAGTTCCCCGCCTTGTGTGTAGCCAGAAGCTACAACCTCGCCAGTCATGCCCACGGCGTATTGCGTGGTGTCAGGACCAATCGACGCTGCGCCGGTGTACAGAGCGATCTTGAATGTGTCTGTGCCGAAGTCGAAGTCGCCGTTTGGCAGCCCCAGCTTAAACGTGTTTGTTGCGCCTTGAGCGATAGCCATTACTTGACCCCGTTATTCTGCGGCAATGGTTGCAACCGCGCCTGTCCGCTGCGATACGCATCGCTGCGCTCCAGACCGTCGCCCAGACGGGATGCCAACGCAAGCGCTTCTTGGTACTTGGTGTTGTACAACGCTACCAAATCAGCCTCACCCTTCATGAAGGTGTATGCCTCAACCAACGAACCGTACAACAGCACGGAATCAAAGTTGTCGCCCAACCATGTACGCCCGTCAGCCGCAACAGTGATCGACTCGGGGTAGTAGTAATAGTGCAGCTCAACGCTGTAGGCTGCGTCGGGTGTAGGGCCCAAGATGAAAGACAGCTCATCGGTGATGATTGGGCTCGGGTCGCTTGAAGTAGTTGGACCAAACAAAGCGTAGTACTTGGGGATGGCCGTATCTGTAGGCTGTGGGTACGCTTGACGGATGAAGTTCACATCCTTGTTCAACAAATACTCGTACGAACCCGTAGCGTCAATGACTGCCAAAGAATACACAGACAAGAAATCGCTGGGCGCAGAAAGGTATTTGTTGTTTGTGGTCAAAACGCCTGTGACGTTCTTACGCAGCGACGGAAACTGCACCGTGTTGTAGATGCGTTGTTCCGCCTGCTTGATGATCGTGTTGATCTGGGTCTCAGAGTCAAAAAAGGTACCATCGGCAAGATATGTGTCCGGGAACTGATTCTCAGTGTAGGACTGTATCGCTGCGAAAAGCTCGTCGTAGGTCATGTTTAGGCCATTGGTCCACGGGCCATCACGCCCTTAGTCGCAGCACCGGTGCCGCGAATCTTGATACCAGAAGTTTTTGTAGGTGGGTAATCTTGGCTGCGGGTGTTAGCCACAGAAGTATTAGCCTTGCGCATAGTGGTTTTTGCAGGCTCTACGCCCACAACAACCGAAGCCACTTTTTGTGGTTGCTTGTATGTAGCCATATTAGCCTCCGCGACCAGATGAACGCTGGTTCATGATCTTGGCCATATTGCGACCGTACTTGAGCATGTCGGCGTTGGTCTTACCGCCAGCCTTCAGCTTAGTAGGAGCCTTACCGGGGTGCATGTTTTTCTCATGCTTGCCGATGGCTGATTTAATCATCTTCTTGTCTTGGGCGAGGTCTTTCTTGTCCATAGGGACTCCTTACGTTGTGCTAACAGTGACTGTACCAATTTCCACGACTAAAGCCAAGTAGTTCGGCGTTAATCCGTCATCATATGCGCGAGCGCCACCAACAGGGTTCCAGCCCCATTGAATGTCTCGACTACCCTCGCCTTGGAAGCCTTGGGCAAGGATGTCTGTGCTGTTGCTATTGATGATCTGAAGTCCGGTTGTACCAGACGAGATATAGCTGCGATCAGGGCGTGGGTTACGCACACCTTGCGGGTCGTCCACTGGGTACATACCCAACTGCAACTGCGGCTGATCTGGGTCCCAGCAAGGACCACACACGAGCAACTCGTAGTTTTTGGTCTTTACCACCTCACGGCGCAACTGATGTAGCTTAAAACGAAAGCCACAACGATCGCATTCTGCGATCGAGTTTTTGCCAGAGGAAAACCGATTCCCCATTTAGAACCCACCACCAATAAACTGCTGGCGCGGCACAAAGCGAACGGATGCTTTCTCTTGATCTTCATCAGCGGCTGTTGCCCAAGCCTCGTCGTACTGGGCTTTCAAAACTTGCAAGCGATCGAGTCCACCGGGGACCTTGAGCGCCAAGTAGTAAGCCAAACCTGCTGTCATGCAAGGCACGAAGCGGAAGGGCACATCCATCACATTGACACCACCGCCCGCGTCCTGCACACGGCGCATGCGCCAGTACACGAACTGGTACGACTGTGCACCATCAGGTGTTGGCCAGACAGTTACAGCGGGGAGTTTTGCCCAGTAGACGATTGCGCCGCTAGTATGAGCTGCGGCAGCGGTGTTGTTTTGTCCACGGAAGCAGTTGTACAGAGTATTGCCGGTGATGTAGCCGTATTGGATGTACTCGGAGTCAATCTTGATGAAACCGGTAGACGGTAGTCCAGAGGCGTCGCTGACAGTAATCGTGGTATCTGTCGATGTGATTGTTGATGCAAGAGTGCCTCCGTTTGCTGATTGTTGACCGTCCATGCGCTGCACCCACACTTGGATTGGGCGAGCTTGTTGCAATTTGTTGGGGAGCGTAGCGTAGGTTGAAACGCTGATACGCGTGATGGTCAAGTCAGCTTGGTTGGACTGTTGGTTGGCTTGTGTGCGAATCACATGCTCGAGCAAGTCCACGGTGTCGTTGGGCAGCGCGTATGTGTTTTGGCCTTGCACCAAGTCAATGGTGCCCTGCTCAAATGTCCACATGTTGATGCCGCGGTTTGCCCAATCAGCAAACAGCAAGTTTAAGGAACGACGCGCTGTGCGCAAGTCGTAACCGGTGCGCATCTCCGAGCCCACGCGCTCGAACGCCTCCTCGACCAGCTCGGTCAAGTCAAGGTTGAATCCTGTGGTTCCAGAGGTGTTTGCCATTTAGCAGTTCCATGCCCGAAGGCTCTTGTTGATACGGCTGTTTGGGTCTTTGGCTGTCTTCTCAGAAGTCAGCTTGGCCTTCATGCCTTTCATGCGTGCGCAAAACGAATCGCGACGCTTGCCGCCCTCTGGTTGCGGAGCCTTCAGACCGGGCTTGCCGGGGTTTGCTTTATTGTAAGAGGCACGACCCTTGGCGTTGAGACCGCCTTTGGGATTCTTGCCTTCCTTGCGTGTCCACGCTGGAGTCTTAGCCATTATCTGAACCTCGCTGTTTTCTTTGCCACGGTCTTGGGTTGGGCTACGAATTGTTTTCCGGCTTTTTTGCCAGCGCGTTTTGCACGCGTTGTCGCAGCGTACTCAGCAGGGCTGAGGCTTTTGATCGCAGCTTCTGGAAGGTATCGCTCACCTGTTTTACTAGAGGGTTTGCCACTTTTGGTTCTCCACTTTTGCGCGGTCCAGTCCTTGAGGGATTGTTGAGGCGCTTTCATGTCAGTCCTTGTAGCCGCCGCCAGCAGCCTTGTATTTCTTGGCTACCAACTGAGCTTTACGAGCAGACCATTGACCGGCACCGGTGCCGTGGGTTGCTGCGGCTTTTACTTGGGCCACGATCTTCTTGCGAAGACCGGGCTTTGTGTAGTTACCGGCAGCGTTGACCTTGCCTCCGTCCGCAAACACCTCGACCTTGTTCGGATCATCCTTGCGGGTGATCGTCTTGGCCTTTGGCATCTTGCTGGGGGAGATGGCCCCCATACCACGGCTGGCCATCATATTAGTAGCAGGACTTACCTTTGGTCATGCCGCCTTTGTTCATACCCAAAGGCTTGCTACCCTTCATGGAAATCATTGTGCCCTTGGTTTTACCCTTGGAAGCAATACCATCCTTGCTTGGAGCTGCTGTACGAACTGAACCCATTTTGGCTTTGGTGATACCGTTGCCTGAACCTTTTGTTGCCATGACATGGCCTCCTTTTGCAAATTTCATTTCACCAACAATGCGCTTTTTTTCAGCAGCTAAGTTGGCCTTACCTTTAGGTGTGCGTGCTTTTTCAGCATCCACACGACCCAACTCTTCCAAACGGTTCATACGAGACGTATTTGCCATTTCACCACCTCTTTTAAAAGTTTTGCCTTTGTCGGCACGATTAAACTCTTTTCCCACGCTTTGCGGGACTCCGGCTTTCTTGGCGAAGGCAGGATTGTGTGCCACCGCCGCCATGAAATTGTGTTGCTTCTTGCTAACTGAGGGCACTCTTTTGCTCCCGAATAAACAAGTCGATCTTGTTTTCCAAGCGGTCTATGCGGTCAAGAACGCGATTGATGTCGGAGTGAACCTCCACCTTTGTCACGTACTCACGAGCCACTTCTTCCCGTGTCTTGTTTAACAAGATTTCAAGCCGCTTTAACTCAGAGGCTTTGTCTTTCAAGACCCAGCTGAGCACGCCCAGCAAGCCTGTCAAGACTAGGTTCCAAGTTGCAGCGTCCATCGTCTTACGAGTAGAAAACCATCACCGAGCCGACGCTTGTGACATCAGCATAGACGTTGGTGCTAAACAACATACCCTCACCGGGCATGAGCATGTAAGTGGGCTG